CGCCCATAGATACAGCACGTGCCGATGCACCCAGTTGATTCAATACGTACTTATGCCTCATTCCTCCACGCCTACATGCAAATGCAGGCGTTAGATAATTGATTAGCGTCATAGTACAGAAATTATAATCTGATGTTCCTGCAGTAGAATCTATACCTGCATCCTCACCACCAGGTTCCCATCCTCGGTAATATGGGAAATCTTGAAGATTATAACTTACCATACTCATCACATTCGAAGTACCTTCATCAGCAGGCCAATATGAATTGAAATACTGATAACGTCTCAACAGTTCACGAAATGACACAATCCGCTCTCCCTGATAAACCAAATACTGATTGTCTTCCTTAATACCTTCACCAGCTGCAAAGGTAGGAATTTCATCAGAACATGTGGGAGAATTAGAATTATCCATTGTGGTAGCCAAGGCATCAGGTGCTTCCTCAGATTGTTGTTGATGTACAGAAAGCAGAGCAAGATTTTTGGTAGTAGGAACGGCCACTGCGAAATCATCTCCAGCAGCAACCCATACCTGAATCTTAACATCTGCAGCAGTGGTTGACGGTGTAGCAAGTTCGTTCACAACATACACTGAAATCGAACCATTATCTATAGTACCACCAGCAACAACTGGATTAACATCATCATACATCGTGGCTGAAGGGATTGCACTGATTCCCATATTGTTTGCCCAAGCACGAATATCTGCCCATTTCACTTCATATTCAAAATCTCTATTCTCGGAAATGTCAATAATAGTAGAATAGGTCTGATTGAAGGGAATAGCACCAGCTGGACTAGTAACAGGATTGTAAACAATTCTGAGACGACCTCGATGATACTCTGAGCATACAACATTGAATCTGAACTTGATAGTCCCTTGCCAAGCATCGAATGGTGTGGCGCCAAATGCTAAAGCTGTGCTGTGAATTTCCGTAACCGGTGCGGCAACAACAGTATCACCGTACAGAGGGGCTACAACCATAGATGTAAGCATGGTGTCAGTCACCGCAGTTTCTGGCCAATCAAATGAACGCCAATATGACCATCTTTGACAGATAGAATTTATGGTTAGTTCATCCTCACCACCTAATCCCATCACACGGGTATCAATAGATAACTCATTTTTAGAATCCAGAGACAATTTCACTAGAGGTTCTGGGGCATCAGAATTTGACAGATTTCCCAAATATCGTGGAACAAAAGGTTTACAGTCATCCAAGATTTGTGGTCTTGAATATCCAAACAACTTTGCAATGTCACCAATGCGTGTGGATACCATGGAAGTAGCCTTGGCATATGGTGCTAATACAGGAATCATGGACAAAGCGTCAGCTGCTTTAGCAATAGCAGAAGCAGGTTTACTAATCAGACCATCCTTCTCAAATTCATCATTTCGAGAATAATTGTTGGCCTTCATAGGAGCTTTGGACTTGCCTTTATCGCCAGCTTGTTCATGGTAATACAAGGGAAAACCAAATTCATCCAATTCAGCATCTGTAATGTGACCCTGCTCACTGTACCTACTCTTTTCGGAAAGAGAACTTAGCCCAGATGAGATAGTGTCACACCGCTTGTCCTTAGTTAAGAATTGCGAATTCGGATGTAAAGGTGGTTTTCTAACACACTTGTATTTTGGGAAACCATATTCATCCAAATCTGGTATCTCAACCTTGGATTGGGCCTGATTGGTAGTAGGAACCGACAATGTCAGATTTTCTGCCCAACAAAATATAGTAACTGAAATAGGATCAGTTCCTCCATTTGCATGTTGGAGCACATCAAAATCATGAATGTCGATTTCTCCCATATTGTCTTCCCATCCTGCCACTGTAATGTCCAAATAATTCTCAGGCCAAATAAATGGCAGCAACATCTCACCACCTTGTGAAGTCGTAGGATCTAACAACAAATGTGGCTTCTGAGACGCTTGAATCAAATCTTGAGCAATAAATGCACGATTGACAGTCACTTGATCAGCGGCAATGTACGGATTGTATGTCAGCAATGCACGTCCATAATAAAAACTGTTTCCGTTAACGAGAACCTTTAGGCGCAAATTGCAGCGCAAGTTACGATAACGATTAATTTTATCAAGAACATCAGCATTACTAAAAAATTCCGTCCACGGACTGAAACGCGTAACTGACAGAGAAGATCCAGGCGTCCACTGATATTCCTTGATCTTGATAGGTCGACTAAGGAAGTCACCGAGTTCGGCATCAGAGAATCCAGAGAGCTTGGTCGTCGCGTCAGGAGTTGCGACAATATCATACGACCAAGGCGTATCGCCGTCGACAAAGTTGACTGTCTGCGCCTTCGAATCGCGAGGGGTTTTGGAGACTTGGTATGCGGAGCCTCCTTCCGCTTCAATTTTGGTATTAGTATTAAGTGTAGTAAGTAATTTTATGAACTTAGGATAAGTGCTCTACTCAAAGCACTTTCCGCATGATATTTGTGTGGTTGACGAGACCTCCTGTAAAAACAGGTATTCCCACCGGGAGAATGTCTATGTGATGCAAGCCTATATATGAACAAAATAACATCAAAAATTCAACACATATGGTATCCAATACAACACAACCATTTTAAACTTATACTACGGATGGTTCCGGAGTTTGGATGAGTTTAATGTCATCCCAAGACCAAATGCAATATTTAAGCAGATTCGTATTTCTCCTTAAATATTGCAAGGCGATCATCATAAGTCCTTTCCAACTCATTGCACATATGAGAAATGCTGGCACGTTGAGCAACACGTGTCATTTGAGCACGACGCTTTTCATACATGTCACGACCATATTGCCACCATTCACGGAGTGCTCCATCAATATTGCTGGCAGATTGATCATAAGCTGAAACAGACTTAGATTTCAATACGGTGTGTAAAGATTTGAAAATGGATGATTCATCCAACACACCATGAATGAATCCAGTGTCCTCACTGAACAAATTATGACGCTTCAGAAAATCTGCATCATCATCATTCATATAAGGAGTGGGCTCTGATTCCTTGTCGGGCATAGTAAAGACCATTCCACGCCTAGCAAGGAAATCGGCATAGGAAATGTGATTGAACCAGTCGCATCCCTTTCGAACCGAACCCTTCACGTCATCACCATAAGTCATCACAGCACAATTACGGCGGAATGGTTCAGGGTTTCCTTCCTCAGCGGGATACATATGATAATAAGCACAGCGAAGCAA